TGGATACGGAGATTCTCCCTCCCAATATCAAATCAATTTTGGAAAAAAGTGGAGAAATTATAGCAGCCTCATACAACTCGCTGGGAGTGACATCAGAGCAATGAACGATGTAACCACATTACCATTAGAGCAGTGTTTGTTATTCCTTGCATACCAATCGGATTATAACCACTTACAAAATATGTTACACAGGGAAGCGTTAGCGAAAACAAAATAATCAACTACATTTGGTGGGTTGATTGTTAAATAATAAAATCAGATGATATGCCAACACCAGCTTACTTAGCACGATTTCAAGCAACCTCAGGTGTTTACTTAGGACCTACGAGAGGAAAGAGTTCCCCTAAAAACAATAGGAGAGCATGTTTATGTGTAAAATCCAACACTTACTCACGTAAATGTTGTAATGGTGCTCTGATTGAACAGGGTATCGGACAAACGGAAGTACCTTACTCACAAACACAACAAAATAATTAAATAATAATTTAGCATGGCTATATTAAATAAAGAACAATTAGAAGCAGTAAACCAAGGTAACTTCCCTGATAACTCAGTTGGAGCAATTACCCCTGCTTTGTTAAGAGATTTTAATACGGATATAATTGATAGTATGCAAATCACCGGTTCAGCTGGGATTAATGGTACGTCAGGTACATCAGGTATAAATGGTAGCAATGGAACTTCAGGTATTAATGGTACGAATGGTATCAATGGTACTAATGGAGCAACCGGTGCAACTGGAGCTGCAGGAACATCAGGTATCAATGGAACATCGGGCGTAAACGGAACTTCTGGAATTAACGGAAGTAATGGTACGTCAGGTATTAGTGGAGCAGGTGGAAGTTCGGGTACGTCAGGCACATCAGGTGTGAATGGAGAGAATGGAACTAGCGGAGTAAATGGAACTAGCGGAGTAAATGGAACATCAGGTTTAGATGGTTCAAATGGAACTTCTGGTTTGAATGGTAGCAATGGTACGAGTGGTGTATCGGGTACGCATGGTACTTCGGGTACTAGCGGTGTATCGGGCACATCAGGCGTTGATGGACAATCTAATACATTCTTTGATTATAAAGCAAATACAAACGATATATCAGGTGACCCTGGTCTTACATACATACTTTGGAATAATGCAACTCAAGTTTCATCATCTCAAATTAATATAAATCACCAAACAAAAGATGGAGTGGATGTGGATTTATTCCTATCACTTATACCATCTGGTTCAACAATTATAATACAGGATATTAGTAATTCAACTAATTTCCAAAAATGGCAGTTCGGTACTGGTGTAGAAACTTCACCTAACTCATATTGGACATTCCCAGCTACTCACATAACCGGTTCTTACTCATTTAGTAATAATCAAGAGTTAATCCTTATCGTAGCACAATTACCACAAGGTACTTCAGGTACTTCGGGTACAAACGGAACGAGTGGCATCAATGGAACTAACGGAACGAATGGTGTAGATGGAACTTCGGGTTCATCAGGTGTATCAGGTTCATCGGGTACTAGTGGTGTTAGTGGGACGAGTGGAATAAATGGAACATCCGGCACATCAGGTGTGAGTGGTGGAGAAGGTGCACCAGGTACATCAGGAACCTCAGGATTGAACGGAACTAGCGGTATCAATGGTACTAATGGTTTGGATGGTACTAGCGGCTTAAATGGAAGCAATGGTACTTCAGGAGTATCCCCTATATTTGATAGTGGGTCTTATGCGACAACAGGTTCAAATTCATTCATTGGTAATCAGATAGTAACGGGTAGTGTAGTAATTACTGGAACAAATCCAGCGTTTGGACAAGTAGGTAAATTGGAAGTAACAGGTAGCATTAATGCAACTCAAACTATCAATGGTGCATTCGTATCAGCAAGTGCTGGTATGAGAACAATGGATTATCAATTTGTACAACAATCAATTTTAGGTCCAGCAGTTTTACCTACATTAGCAGTTTCAGGTTCTAACTTATATTTTTGGGATAGTACGCAATGGTGTTTAATAAACACTTGCGCACCATCAACAACTACAACTACGGCTGGAACTACAACTACAACTGCAGGAACAACTACAACTACTACGGCTGGTACAACAACTACAACCGCAGGAACAACTACTACCACAACATCAGGTACTACTACAACTACCGCAGGAACTACAACTACTACTACTACTGCACCTAGATATTATGTTGAACATTGTACCTCATCAGTAGTGTACACCATAGAAAAAGCAGATGCAGCAGCTCCAACAACGGGTTCGGTGTATAAAATTTATTCAGCAGCACAACCGGCAATATTTAGTGGTGATTCTTGTTGGGAATTTATAAGTTCTTCTAACGAAGAACCTTTTGTATCAGCAATATGGGGAACACCTTTCTTTGATTGTGCAACATGTATAGGAACAACTACAACTACAACCGCAGGTACTACAACTACAACTGCAGCTCCTACAACAACAAGTAGTACAACTACAACTACCGCAGAAACAACTACAACAACTACTACTGCAGCACCAACTAGTACTACAACAACTACCGCAGAAACAACTACAACTACAACTACGGCAGCACCAACTAGTACTACTACTACAACTGCAGAAACAACTACAACTAGTAGCACAACTACTACAACTGAAGGTACTACTACAACTACAACTTCAGGAACTACAACTACAACTGCAGCTCCTGAAACAACAACTAGTAGTACAACAACAACTACGGAGGGAACTACAACAACAACAAGTAGTACAACAACTACAACTGAAGGAACTACCACGACAACAACAAGTAGTACAACAACTACAACTGCAGCTCCTGAAACAACAACAACTACAACAACTGAAGGTACAACAACTACAACAACACAACCATAAAAAAAATAACTACAAACAAACTTATGTTTGTTAAATAACTAAATAAACAATAATATGAACGCAAAGCAAGTATTAAACAAAATCATAGCAACTCTTTCTTTACAAAAAGATGAGGTTGTTTTAACATACGCTAAGTTAGCTGATGGAACGATTTTAGAATCTCCTACCTTTGATGTAGGTGAACCAGCGGAAGTAGTATCAGAAGATGGTACTAAATCCCCAGCTCCTGCAGGCGAACACGAAGTAATCTTAAAAGATAGCGAAGGAAACGATGTTAGAATTAAGATTATAGTTGATGCTGAAGGAAAAATCACTGAAAGAGAAAACGTTGAATTAGCAGATGGTGCTAAGGAAGATGAAGTAAAAAAATTACCTGAAGATATGGAATCAATCGCAGGTGAAGATATCGGTGGTGATGAAGAAGGTGATTCAGCAGATGCAGAAGTAGAACCATTAACGGAAGATATGGGTAAGGTAATGGAAAAATTACAATATCGTATTGAGGAGATGGAGAAGAAAATGCAAAAGATGGAAGAAGCTATGAAACCTTCTGATGAAAAGAAAGAAGATGAAATGGAGGAAGAACTTCCAAAATTAGATGGTGCACCGGTAGATGAATCTCCAGTTGCTAAATCTCAAAAAGAAAATAAGTTTGGTAAGAAGATTGTAAATTCACAATCACAATTTTTATCAAAATTATATAAATAATTAAACAATTAAAAAAAAAGATTGACATGAGAAAAAATCAAAATTTCGCACAGCCATCTATTACTACTACTTACGCAGGTGAGTTTGCAGGTAAATATATAGCTGCTGCTTTGTTATCAGCAAGAACGCTTGATAACAAGTACATCACAATCATGCCGAACGTTAAATTCAAATCAGTAATCCAAAAGATTGCAGTTGATTCTATCGTTAATAACGCATCATGTGATTTCGCAACTTCAGGTACCGTAGCTCTTTCTGAGAGAATCTTAGAACCTAAAGAATTGCAAGTAAACTTAGAACTTTGTAAGCAAGAGTTCGTTGATAGCTGGGAAGCTTTACAATTAGGATATTCAGCATTTGATTCTATCCCTGCTAACTTCACTGACTTCTTAGTAAGTTATGTAGGTGGTAAGGTAGCAGAAGCAACTGAAACTTCTATTTGGCAAGGTAACGCTTCAACTAACGGACAATTCCAAGGTATCTACAATGAATTATCTTCATCAGTAGTAGCAGGTGGTGTAAACGCACCGATAACATCTTCTCAATCTGGTTCAATTACTTCAGCTAACGTATTAGAAGATTTGAACGCATTAGTAGATGCAATCCCTAACACTATCTATGGTAAAGAAGATTTATTAATCTATGTACCAACAAACGTAGCAAAAGCATACCAACAAGCATTAGCTGGAGGTAGCATCGGTGCTAACGGTTGGAACAACCAAATGAACGTTGGTGAAAAACCATTCAACTTCAATGGTATTGAAATCGTATTATGTCCAGGTTTACCAGCTTCTTCAATGGTAGCGGCACAAAAATCTAACTTATTCTTCGGAACTGGTTTGATGAGTGACCAAAACGTTGTTAAGGTGTTAGATATGGAAGACCTTGATGGTTCTCAAAACTTTAGAATTATCATGAGATACACTGCTGATACCACTTATGGTATTGGTAATGAAGTGGTAATCCACAAAAACTATTAATTGAGTAAGTAATAGGGAGATTAACCATATCTCCCTTTACTCAATTGTCAAATTAACTAATAATTAAAACTCAACAACTATGCCGTGTAACTTATCAGCAGGACGTAATGAAGTATGTAAGGAATCAGTAGGTGGGATACAAGGTGTTTACTTTGTAAACTTCACAGGTTCTTTAGCAAATGTAACCGATGACACAACGGATGCTTTAATCAGCACCTTACCATCAGGTTTAACTGCGTACTATTACGAACTTAAAGGAACAAGCGCATATACTGAAACAGTAAACTCATCAAGAGAAAACGGAACTACATTCTTTAATCAGGAATTAACGTTGAACTTAAAGAAGCTTACTGCTGAGATGACAACTCAATTAAAGTTGATGGCATACGGCAGACCTCAAATATTTGTACACACTATGAATGGAGATACTCTATTGGTAGGACAAAGAGAGGGTGCAGATTTAACTGGTGGAACAATTCAAACAGGTGGAGCATTAGGTGACCTTTATGGTTACTCAATTACTTTCACAGGTCAGGAACAATTTCCAGCAGCATTCGTATCAGGTTCAACATACGCAAATCCGTTTGCAGGTGTAACTAACCCACCAACCGTAGTGAGTGGAGCAGCAGCTTAATCAGTATTTCGCTTAAAATATTAAGGGTAGCACTAAGTGTTACCCTTTTTTTTGTTTCACTATTTTTGTGAATATGATTGTTAGATATATAGATAAACCAACATAACAATTAGATAATGCTAGCTTATTTCATCTCAGGGAGTAATAATTACTCATTTAGAACCGAACCAACTGGTAGTTCTAACTTAAAATTGTATCTGCAAGATATGTACACTTTGCAAAATACAACATCATCAATAAGTGCATCAGGAAGACCATATACATACAATGCGTATGAAAGCATCTTAAATTGGACAGCATCTATCTCATCTGCAATTGTGGGTGAACAATATAGAGCATATATAAGTGATGGTACATCATCAATATGGCATGGTAGCATTTCAGTATTTGCATCACAATCAATAGATAAACCTGCGTATCA